ACATGATTTAATGGACATTTCTCAACTCGCCAATCGTATAGGGATCTCACCTAGAAACGATACGGAACACTTTATAAAAAAACACTTTTTAGTCCAAAATGATGATGGGTCGTTTAATGTAAACAAAGTAAAATTTCGTATGGGTCTAAGTTCACTTGATTTTGATGACTTAGTGATCATATTACTACATCTAGATAGTTTAGGTATCACTATTAAAAAGGTTTATGAACAATCAGAGGTCGACGTTCTATGTCTAAATGGTGAAGAAATGAACTATATTCATCTCATTAATGATGGAGATATCGATACGTTCAAGGATTTTATTCTGTATTGATACTATATGCAGTACCGTGATTTGAGAAACAAAGCCAAGAAATTGGGTTTACGTGTCACAAAAAACGTAGATGGTAAACGTGTCAAACTCACAGCGAGAGAACTTCGTGCGAAAATTACTATGAACTTTGAGAACAGTGTGAAGAATGCCCAGAAGGTTATCAAAATTTGCAAGACTGTTTTGATTTCACCACCTAACGGACCTGTTGCTCGTCCTCGTCCACCTCCACCTCCACCTCCACCTCCACCCCGACCCTGTATGAGACCACCCGTAAGCAACGCAAGAGCCAGACTCATGACGGAACTCAGGGCTGTTCAGATGAAAAAAGGTCTCCGAAATAAAATGTGAAGTACTATAAATGGCAACTATTCTTCTACTGTGTTGCTGTTGTATGATGTCTTCATCTTCAGCGAGCGGGGCCTTTGCCGCTGGTCTCATACCGGGGACTGGTCCTCACTTCGTCAAGAGCTATGAATTGAAAAAAATAAAGAATTTCATTCAATTGTCCAATGAACTGAGATTGTTGAGTTTGGATTTACCCGGTGGTTCAGGGTTAGTGAGTGAGGATCTGACTGTGAAGAACAAGATGATCGAAATATTCACAAAAATTCAGGAAAAGTCACCAGAGCTCTGCGAACTATACGACGAAGTCACATCACAGGAATTTGTCGATAAGATCAAGGAAAGTGGAAATTACTACAAGGAAGCGGGTCGCGATAGTATTTGGACTTTAGGGGGTAAGAAAGACTGGAGGGACTACAGCAAAGAATACATAGAGCCAACAGAGGAGATGAAAGAACTTTACAAGGAAGTTGATCTAGTCAAGGCTGAGCAATGTTCACGTCGAGATGATGATGGATATTGTTTACCTTTTGATGATTATGATGATGCTAGACGAGACATGAAAGATACTTGTGAAGATCTCAAAGAAATGCTCGAGTTGAGTCCAACTGAACTCGTCGAACAAATCTTAAACGAAGTGGCCACCCCTGATGAACCTGCAGCTAGCGAGTAAACACTAGACCAAACTTCTTAGACATGAACTTTTCAACTTCTCGGAAAGATGGAAAACTCCAGAGATACCAACGTGACCAGAAACCAGCACTGTTGATACCACTCATTTTCCAATTCTCCGTGTCACTGAGAGTGACCCCCAACATCCTGTTTTGAATCTTTTTGGGATCTTTCTCTGCTATCGTGCTTTTAGGAATCTGTCCCCCGTGTCGAAGCACGTAGGAACGCATACGTGAAGGATTCTTGTGTTTGGTGTAGTCGGAATACCCACGTGCACCAAAGTCAACAGTCCTGCCGTCTTCTAACGTGGCCCTAAATTTCTTTATAGGATTAGGGCTACGAGTAATTTTGACGCGCATACTTATAATACGCTTTTAAAAAAATTTACATCTTGCAAGATTTGCAGCCATACTTCTCCTTCTTGGGAAGGAGGAAGAGGTGCTCATCACCACGCTTAACACGGTAGAGGTGATCGTACATGTGGAGGAGGGCAATAGCAATAGCGAGGCTGGAAACCACGACACCCTTCATCTTGCGAGCGGTCCACGCGTAGCCAACAATAATGGCAACGATGACCATCTGAACGATAGTCAGCTTGGGGATAGAGGGAGTCTGGAAACGAACCTTCACATCCTTGACCTCCTTGGTGGGCTCGGGCTCTAGTGGTTCGGTATAACCGGGCATTTTATTATCTACTGAGAAAATAATGTGGAGTCTCCTGTTGGTGCCAACTTTGATGGTCGTCTACGACTTTTTCAAATTTCCCATAGACACCCTATACTTTCAAAATCCCATGAGACCTCTCTGTGGAATTAGAAATACATTCAGGGATTTGATCCACTTCAACTCGGAGTGTTCAGTTAAGAACTATCCCGGTCTCATGTTGATAAAGTTTCATTTTCACAAGATCAAAGTGGAGTTTGAAGCTGTCCACCCCACATTGAAGAAGAGATACTACCATGATGTTAGTCCTTGGTTTGAGAAGAATGAAAATTACTATTTTTACAAAATTAAAGACTTTCCCATGTTGAGTAGCCTTGTAAAGCAGATTCCATGTATAGATACCCAAGTTGCCGCATTCGCTGTGAGTGAGGGACCCATGATATTGCACCCGCATCGAGCCGAATCTAATCGCCTCCTTAGATATCACATCACCATACATGGTGGTGGTGAGTGCACCCTTTACACTGAGAGTGGTTCACACCAACATGCAGAGGGTGAGGAATTCATTTTTGATCACTCGAGGTATCACGAACTCGTAAAGACCGGTGAAGGAAAGAGGGTCGTCCTGATTTTGGACGTCAACAGGTGAGATGTTTGCGACACACCGCTATGTACATATCACTTCCACCTATGAGTTCGAGGGTTTTATCTTCCACTGTGCGTTTCGTGAATGGACCTGGAGTCCCGTCGTTGCAGCGCATGCACAGAGCTGAAAGTTTGGTTACGTCACACGCCATGGGTATACAATCAACGAGTTCTCCAAACTTACTTTGAAATGAATCAGCGTCTAAACCGGCCAATAACACAGATTTGTTAACTGACAGACAGCATTCTACAAACTTCTTCAACTGTGTGAAAAACTGGGCTTCATCGATGGCTACGATGTCAGCCTCGTCAAATTCCCTTGTGTTCATGATGTTGAAAAGATCGAAAACTTTGAGACAGTTGAACTTTACGTTATCGTGTGTCTTCAATACTTGGTCGGGAGATCTCGTATCCTTCGCTGAGTTGATGACAAGAATATTCTTTCCGATGACTTTCAAGCGCTTAAGTCTCCGAATGAGTTCGGAGGTTTTACCAGAAAACATATTTCCCATAATAATCGACAAACCCATCCTAACTGATTATTATAATCTTGTATTTTTTATATGGTGGAACTTCACAAGGCAGTCTTCAATGGTCATGTTGGGTACTATAATCCCAGGACTGGCCGTGTCAGGTTTGGAAAATGTATCTACTCCAGCATAGGGGCGGCTATAAAATATCTCAAGCCAAAGTAAGATGCCTCTGAGTGATGCAGCCATCACCAAGAAGGTTGGACAACTGCGTAAATCCGAAGGTAAGATCTACGCACCCCTCAAATATTTCAGGGGACTCACCACCCCCAAGGAGGTTGAGACCCGCTATAAGAAGATGCTCAAGCGGGACTACAAAGGATTCAAGACGGATAAGGGACAGAAAACAAAGACCTCTTCCTACACGCAAAAGTTTAGAAAGATGTATCCGGGAGTCAAATCTCTCCCTGAAATTGCTAAGGCTACTGGTGTGCCTTTGAAGACCCTCAAGACGGTCTATAATAGGGGACTCGCCGCGTGGAGAACCGGGCATCGTCCGGGAGCCTCTCCACAGGCGTGGGGATACGCGAGAGTGCATAGTTTTGTAACTAAGGGGAAGACGTATTATACGGCGGATAAGGATTTGAGATAATTAAACCTATTTTCTAGTTTCACCTTACTAGGGTGAGAAGAACGTATATTATCTCTTGTTAAATTATCAACGATTCGTGATACTTTTATTTCTGGATTATCTTGATTTCGTAGTAATATCGAAAATTCCTTTGATTCACTTTTATTATTCATGTTATAAAAACCAAGCTTTGAATACCACTTATCGGAATGCTCGTCATCGGAGCGAGTGGTAATTATATAGTTATTAGTGTTCATGGAATTTAAAAGTTTCCACATTTTAGTTCCATAACCTTTTCTTTTTCGAGATTTATCCACAAGTATAAACAGTATCTCAATTTCTTCCTCTTCATGACAAATACAGTATGATAAAAATCCTACAGGTTTACGTGTTTCTAGAGGTCCAACTTCATACATTAACAGACCGTGATGATCATTTCTGTTTTTGTGAAGTTTAGATTGAAATGACAAACGGAAATTATTAATGATAGTAGGATCACTTGAAAATTTTACTGCCTTATCTGGATCCACCCCCCGCAATAACGCAGTATCTAATATAGCTTTTGACCATATGTCATTACTATCACATATAGAGGTACAAATATCATTAACATGGAAATTGTTGTGTACACTTAGATACTCTATATCTTTCATGTGTGTATCATTGTGAAAATCCACAACAACAATTTCTGTATTCATCTTTACTATCACATGCATATTAGCTTTATATTCATGTATGAGGGTGCATAGTTTGCCTCTAAAGACCCTCAAGACTGTGTACAATAGGGGACTCACTGCGTGGAGAACCGGGCATCGTCCGGGAGCCTCTCCACAGGCGTGGGGGTATGCTAGAGTTCATAGTTTCGTCACGAAGGGGAAGACGTACTACACAGCTGATGCCGATTTGAGAAAGTAACGGTCCGACGGATTCCACCAATCTAAAAATCTTGATTTTTCAGTAATAGACCAGTCCATAAGTTCTAATGCATTCCTATTAACATACCACCTCCCATTTTTTTTATGTGGTTGTAATGGTTCACAAATTTTAATACGATTATCTAAAATCCATTTATCAGAGATATAAATCTTTCCTATAGCGGACCTATAAGACTCTAGAGCTAATTTTATGGGAACTGCATTCATCGGGGCATTCTTCATCATATTAGAAATCTGTATCGCGTGATTTTTTAACACAGTATCTTCTACCATTTTCGGTGACGACGAACGTAGCATATCATTATATTCTTGGGAACCTGGATAACCCTGACTTATTGACATACCCCACTTTGATAATCCCATTTATATTTTAGCATCAATTATCTTTATATATGATCATGCTACAAAAGATCTGTGTTAAATACAAGCCTCTCCGCCGCCTCAACCACCTCTGCCATCTCGGCGAGCTCGGTGAGTCTATCCACCGGGAATACCTCACAGTTCCAGTGTCTCTTGTGTTCATTGATATGTTTCTGACTCTTTGTGTGGTAGTAGCAAAAGATAATCTTGGCACTCCCATTTTGCTCCACGTCATAGTCATTGTGAATCAGCTTCTTCACGAGTTCACCCACATACATGGCGCGATCCTCGAGGGAGGCGTCGGAGACGTCACACTTATCGGGGTTGACTCGGATCGTGACGACGGGGCAATATTGGACCTCTTCCATTCCCCCAATGGCCAGATTCTGTTCACTGATCTTTCGAACTTCACATGAGGTCTCTCTACCCACATGTGAATCTTCATCAATCTCCGCGACCACCGCGAGTTTTCCGGGGACAACCCAGAGGAGATCTGGTCGTCGTCGGTCCAAATCCCCACAGATGTCAGTTTTCACGATGCTCTTATCTTTAGAGTTGGGTGGATGTCCCACATGTGCGATGATCATGTCTCCAAATCTGTGTTCAATACGTTCCATGTCTAACACTCTACACCCCCTACAAGTGTAGACTCCCTTATGGGATTCGACACGTGTAATTTTACAAATTTTACAGAGTTTCGCGTATCCAAAATCTGAAATCGGACAATCCATGCAGTATGAACGATGACGTCCATGTGGGCACACAGAGGAGCCGTTACACGTCACACAGAAACGACGACGCTTCCCATGTTCACAGAACGCCTTCACACCCTCACTCTTACAATGGACACATTCTCTTCGTCGACGATTATGTTCACATATATTCTTACCACCACATAGTGTGCAATCAGGTTGATAACGATTATGTTCACACACAGTCATTTCGAGTTATATAGAAAACGAGTCATACTTTTAAGTACTTTTAAAGACTAGCACCCTTAAAGTACTAATGTCTCGTCGTCCCATTCGTAATATTCGACGACCCCAAGAACCTGAACCCAGAATCTCTTGGGACGAATACTTCATGCAAACTGCTCAACTCGCATCTGTGCGGTCCCCGTGTGAGAGACTCAAGGTTGGTTGTGTCCTCGTCAAGAACAACAGGCTCATCAGTATGGGCTATAATGGATTTCTAGGTGGCTGTGAACACAAGTCCATCGTGAGAGACGGTCACGAACAAGCGACGATACACGCGGAGATTAACGCAATCACGGACGCGGCGAAGAGGGGTGCCTCCATCGATGATTGTGTGGCCTACGTGACACATTATCCGTGTCTCAACTGTTATAAGGCACTCGCGAGTAGTGGAATCAAAAAGATCTATTACAAAACAGACTACAAGAATGACCCAGTTGTCGAGGAGTTGGGGTATGGGGTTGGTGTGACTAAGCTCAATACATGACCTTCTTCAGTTAAAGAAAAAATCCGAGTAAAGAGTAATGGATTTCTCAAAGATTCCTAAAGACATCCTCCGCGTCCTTCAAGATAAGGAGCTGTCGGTAGCGAAGAAGATGATGGCCTTCAACATGCTCATGCCGGATTTGAGACCTGAAACAAAACACACTGAGGCGTATAACGACAACATCGAAGTTGGTCACACGATTAAGCGTCTTGTGGATGAGGGTAAGATCCGTTTTGATGGATTTGACAAAGATTTCAATTTGAAAATTATTTCTTCTTAGTCGGGTGAATTGCCCATTTGTCCTCTTTACGGAACTTTTCATAATCGATCTCCTCGATTTTGAAAAAGTCCATCATAAATTTTTTGATAGGGTTGATTTCCTTCTTAGGGGGTTCTATACCCTGACTGGAATTTTCATTTCTGTTGGGGACACGCCTTCTCCCTTCCCCCGGGGCTTCACTAGGGGAGGTGTATTCACTCTTTTTAGCGTAAACCTTAATGACACGAGGTCTCATTACTTGCATAGCGATCATCTTTACACTTGCACTTTATTTTATTTTTCCAAAGATACGGACAGGTTATCACTTCTTGTGACCACCCCCGCCGCTTTTGTCCCTGCTTTTCTCTTAGATTGTCTATTAAGGTAAAACTCATGATACTCACTTAGATTGAGGACCCCATCTTCATCTAGATCATAACCAAACAGCTCATCTTTGAGGTCGCCGTCCGGAATTTCATCAGCTGAAATTTTGTTGTCTTCGTTAATGTCCAAATTATTAAAAGATAGTTTCGAAGCCATTAGTTGCACTTCGGCCAGCTGAGAAGGGTCCATACCAGCACCCCCCCCGAATTTCGCCTTGATCACTGTATTCTCCATGTCTTCTCTGCTCATCGACGCCACTTTATTCCCACCCATCGACGCCGTCGACACCACTTTATTCCCATCCATCGACGCCGTCGACGCCACTTGGGGTTCGTCATCCACCGAAACTATGGGCTCATCCTTCTTACTTCCACTGAAAAATGAAGATATGATAGAAAGGATTATTATCACGATGACAGCGATTCCTATTTCTTTCTTGTATCGTCGGATCTGTTCCATGTTAGTACTATAGACTTTTTTTTTGTTGGATTACATTAGAATGTCCTTGGACGATATCCCAAAGAGGACTCAGTACGTGATTCTTGAATCTGGTTTAGTGAACGGGACAAATAATACATTCGCATTGGATTTGACCCTTGAGTCGAATACCCACGTGGAAGATATGAGCCGTGTTCTAGGTATCAAGATAGTTGATTTCTACATCACACAAGTTGGTGCAGCTAGTCCTAATTCTGACGAGCATCCTAATGATATACCTAAGTTTGTGGATATTGTATGTCCTGAAATTCCTAAAGTGGCACAAATATTAGATGAACGTCATGGACAGATATTAGCTCGAGTTCCTCTCGAGCGTCACTTTACACATAGTTCACATACAATTTTACGAGACAAACAATGGCGTAGGTTCCCCCAAAATACAAATTATTTCAATCCTATCTCAATCAAGAAACTTAACTTTAAGATTTTCGAGAGTCAAGATGATGGAGATTATTTATTATTGAATCCATCTTCAAACTGGTATATGGTCCTCGAGATTACCACCGTAAATGTGAAGGAGAAACCAAAAGATCGTGAACTTCAAATTCTGAGAGCTTTGGAAAAGTTGCTCAAAAAAATTGATACACTGAATGAAAATGTTCGAAAGCTCCCCGACAAACCTCCAGAGGAAAACCCTAAAAAATACTCATTCGGTCTTCTCGTGCTTCTTTTGGTCACATTACTTAGTGGGTTCATTTGGTGGGTCAATAAAACTTCTGCGTAAAAAGTATGGGGGGTAAAAAGGGTCGTCGAATGAAATATTCCCTCTCATCATCTTACGAAACTGACTATTACGAGGAAGAGGTGCAGTTTGAAGAAAAAGACGTATGTCCGAACGTGATTCCTAAAAGTGATAGACAGCGCGACTATAATCGGATGTTGTATAGTCCAAACAAGCAGATGGTTTTTGCGATTGGTCCCGCTGGGACTGGTAAAACCATGTTAGCCTGTATAGCAGCTATAACGGGCTATAACGACAAATCCTACAAAAAAATAATAATGACACGACCAGTTGTATCTGTAGAAGAAGACATTGGGTATCTTCCCGGTACTTTAGAGGAAAAGATGGACCCATGGATAAGACCCATCATGGACATCTTTGGCGAATATTACAATCAAGCTGACATTCAGTATATGATAAAAGAAAAGATCTTGGAAATTTGCCCTTTGGCTTACATGAGAGGAAGAACCTTTAAAGATTCTTTCATCATAGCGGATGAAATGCAGAATTCAACACCTAACCAAATGAAAATGTTACTCACTCGTATCGGTAACGACAGTAAAATGATCATCACAGGAGACCTGAACCAACATGACAGAAAGTATGACGAAAATGGACTCAAAGATATCTATGACAAGGTGAAGGGTAAACAATTGAAAAGAATCGATAGTGTCGTTTTTGAACACGTGGACATAGAACGATCCCCAATTGTCAAAGATATTTTGGAACTTTATGGAGATAATTAAAGACAAATATTCCCTAATATAGAAATGTTACCCGGAATAGGGGTTGGAACTATCATGTCTATATTAGCGATATGCACTGGAACTCCATTGGAACCTTTACCACTACTATACATCATGGCCTCTGCTAGATGGGCGTATGGCGCAGATAGATTTTTGGATGGAAAGACTGAAGACACCCCTGAGTCTATTGCGGCATCTCTTTTGATCGCGAATCTCGTGTTATGGTATTCTGATCAAACTAAGTATGTCGCACCGGAGATACTTTCGATTCTGATGTATCCCACGTTCAAACACAATTTCCCTTTGTTGAAACCTTTCTATGTTGGGACTTTTTGGGCAGGAGCTATCAGTGTGGTTCCTCACCTGATAGCACATACAGAAGTCATTCAAGATCAAGCTCTAGCGATGGGTCTCTTGGCCACTGGGGTATCAAACATGGCTGATATTGAAGATGTGGATGATGATATTGAAAATGGAATTTATACTTTCCCTACAAGATTTGGTGTTCTACCAACCAAGATTCTGTCTGGTGGATTATTTCTGGGTTCCATATACAAAAGCGGGATACTCCCACATGCCAGGCTTTCTAAAGTTCATCATCAAAGGCGTCTTCTCCATAGAGCTCGTCCAGTGTTTCCAAGATTCCACGCAAATCGCTCAGTGACGACTCTGTAGCGCGCAGACCCCATGAAGTGAGCAATCTTATCTTCTTTTCCGACTGTTTATACCTGGCAATCTGGTAACGCATTTGTTCGAGTTGCACCGTTTCCACAACCTGATATTTCTTTGGTCTCGATTCTGGATTCCGTGGCTTTTTATTCGACGAATTGTAAATACGGGTAGGTGTGTAACTGAGTGTCAACATGTAACTAACCATGTAACGTATACTTTAAGCAGATGTCTCCACCTTCTTCTTTGTGGTGGTCTTCTTAGCGGCAGTGGAAGTGGTGGTGGCAGACTTACCAGCGGGTCCGGCGGGACCGCGCTCGCCGGCAGGACCAGGGGGGCCGGGGGGACCGGGGGGACCCTGGGGTCCAACACCACCTGCACCACCATTGTCTACAATCTTCAAGAGGATATCAAAAAGACGCCTTTTATCTACACGGGGGTTTGTCATTTCCTGGATAATTTCTTCACGGAGAGAACTCATGGTACTATATATAAAAACAAGATTTGTTTTTAAGCTAATGATCATAATTGGTCCCACGACGTTGAGTGGGATCGGTCAACATGCCAAGAAGTACACGAGGTTACTAAATTGTGGTTACTACTTGATCGGTAGCGAACTTCCTGAGGTGGATGATGGACTCATCTTTCTTCTTCCAATTCAAGATCACCTGCGACACTTAGACTACATTCGATCCCGTGTTAAGAACCTGGTCTGTATGACGGTGTGTGAAACAGAAACTGTTCACGCAGATTACGGTCTGATCATGAATGAATTCAAAAGGGTCGCTGTTCCGAGTGAGTTTTGTAAAAGAGTTTTATCTAAACAATTTCCAAAGAATGAATTCTTTGTGATACACGCCCACATTCCACCAGTTGTGGAGAAACCTTATGTCTTCTATCATATCGGTAATGTCATGGATCCGCGTAAAAATTTTAGAGAAGTGTTGAGAGCGTTCATCAGACTCAATGAACCCAATACTCACCTGATTGTGAAAGCTACATGTAATCGGGATATCGATATACAGCTTCCTCGCGTTGAAGTGATCAACGGTCTAGTATCCGAGGAAAAGATGGACGAGATTCACCATAGATCAGATTGTTACGTGAGTTTTTCACACTCTGAGGGTGTCGGTATGGGCGCTGTCGAAGCCGCTATACGCGACAAACCTGTGATCATCACGAATTATGGGGGTGCTCCTGAATATATCAAGACCCCCTATCTCATCGACTGTGAACTCGAAAAGTTGGAGCAAGATGATTTCCTCTTCCAAAAAGGTATGGAATGGGGAAAACCAAACTTTGATCAACTTTTAGGGTTCATGAGGGACGCGTATGAAAAGCGGGTGCGATACATGGACCACACACATACACGGGAATTGGTCGGGAGGAAGAATGTTTTAAATGAGTTCGTCATGAATGTAATTGGTTCCCATGGTGATGAGACCAACGAGAATCGTGCCACTCATTAGCATTTCCTTTTGACGAATGACAGAAAGTGTGAGGTCGTCAATGACTTGGACACCAGTTGGCTTTTTGAAAAGTATGGGGACGAGTGTGCACACAGTGATATAAAGAGCCATTGAAATTATAACGGGTCTAAGACTATCCTGATCTAACATTGTTCTATACTACTCCTGGATTTTAATTTTGACTCCCATCTCATTCTTGTCGATTCTGTGTTTCTTACAGAAATCACCACACACAGCCTTGAACGAACAGGGTTTTCCAGCCATGGTCATCGCAGCACACAATTTATTTGCCGTGCGTTGCGCGCTCTTTGTTTCTGGGGGTTTGTCGATCACGATGATTTGTCGTTCATTCTTCTTCATCTCGTGCATCTTGTAGGACATCTTACACTTCCATGTCGCATCTGCCAGGTTATAGCATCTTTCATCTGGTTCGGAGAGCCGATGCATCTTTGTCGCATCAGCCAGGCATTTCTGCCAAACTTCGTCACGGATGACTTGCATTTTGAAAAACTTGAAAAATTAAAAAAACTAGGTCGACTTAGGTGCTCAAGCTTCACCCCCAATTTCTGCGAGATACACATCAACCTGACCAACAAACTCTGGACAGCTCTCAGTCGTCTTCTTTGTTACAAAGTCCTGAACGTTGACTATATGCTCTGTAAACTTCTTTACGTCGATACCAGTGGCGTTGTGGATCTGTGAGTTTGTGGCTATATCTTTGAGTGCGTATAAATACGCCGCTGCGTAATTCGCGTGTAAGACAGCGATCATCGGAGATTTGTCTTGTTGAGCGGCAGTCGCGTACCGAGCGGACTGTCTGACGAGTTTATCTATGGAGTGTGTAATACCTCTCGTCTTGTTCTGCATCATGACGATGAGTATGAAGATCGCTACGACAAAGTAGAAATACATTCTTACAGTAGGTGGAGAAAAGTTTACACCTCCATTAGCTCGGACTGACACTCCTGCATGGTCTTCACGTGGTCACCTTCGTCGTTTCTCACGTTTGTAAACACGTCATACAAATTCTTAACATTTTCATAGTAGTTGACAGCCGCAGCTGGTGGCTTTTCAAGAACCAAACTAGTACGATTTTGTTTCAAGAACTCGTCGTATGTATGATACGCGTGTTCCTCAATCTGCTCTGACAGGTTATACGCCATCCGTGGTGAAGCCAAGTAAATCAAGCACGTCAACCAATAGTATGCAAATGCCACATGTTGTGCAAAGAATCTGTCTACGAAACGATCACCACCCCCCAAGTCTT